TCAAGTCCAAGAATTTCACCCCGCATCGCCATCCCCGCATAAGACACGTCGCAAACGACGTCGTTATGCACGTGTCTTAGCCCATCACGCCGAAATCAGGCAGGCGGTAGCAATGGGGCGGTTACTTCCGGCCGCTCTCCTCATCGTGCCAGTGCGCCTCCACCGACTTGAAATTGCCACGGCTAGCCAGGGTCATAGACCAGCGCAGCTCACCGCTCTTGGTGATCGGGCGCGGGATCATCAGGATGCCGCTGGCGGTCTTGCCCTCACCCTTACCTATAAAGAGGAGCGCCTCGCCTTTGACGGTGGCGATGGCGTCATGATCCTTGGCGATCCTGGTGAGAAAGTTGATGTCGCTCTCATCGGTCTGATCGAGGTGCTCATATAGAAAGGGCTTGAGCTCCTCGGCCACCTTGGGCTCCAGCCCATGCTCGCCCGCGATGGTGCCCACAATGTCCTCGATGGTCTTGTCATCCCAGTTGCGGGTCTTTTGCTCTTTGATCGATCCGCCCAGGTTTACGGCCTTGCCGCGAATAGTGACCCGATCTGGCGGGCCTTTGGCCACCACCTCATCCGCCGTGAAAACGCCCATAGGCGCAAGGAATGTCTCTTTATACCCCATGAACACAATGAGCGGCGCGCCAGGCAAGGGGAGCTCGATGGCGTTGTCGCGATCATCGAGGGTGATCTCCACCGTGTCAGACTTAAAGCCCGCCTCATCCTTCACCACCAGGCTGAGTAGTCGATGCCCGCTGCGATCACTTTGAAATCAGGGGTCATGCGATCAATCCCAGAGCCGGATTGTGGGTTTCTCCTGGGCGGTCTCCTCGACCGCTGGGAGCTCGATGAGGATGCCAGAGCTCAGCACCGGCCCTTGCGCCGCCAGCCCAGGGTTGGCCGCTAGGACCTCCTCGACACTATAAGGGGCATCGCCGTAGTGCTTGGCGCATACCTGATCCAGGACATCGCCATCCTTGGAGCGATAGATCATGTCAGCCTCGCCAGTGTTGAAAGCGCCGCGAGAGCAAGGCCAAAGCCACCAAAGCCACCCTCATCGCCGCCATATTCCTTGAGTGTGATCGAGAAGCTGATCACGCGGGGCGCGCCATCGGCCTCCAGCTCGCTCTTGGTCTCCTCGATCTTGAGGATCACCCAATCGCCCAGGACAAAGCCGCCATAGCCCTCCAGGAGCACCAGAGGCTTGCCGCGATCCGCTTGGGCGCGCATGAGATCGAGTTGACCATAGCCGCCTTTCCAGTGGGGCAGGATTTCACCTGAGAGGGTGATCTGATCGGCACCAGGCCCCACGAATTGCTGACCAGGCTTGCGCCCGATCCGGTCTTGCTGTTTCCAGCGATAGGTCGAAACCCGCTTGAGCTGTTGATAGGCGGCGGTGTCCAGCATGAACGGATAAGCGCCGAGCATCATCATCACCTTAGTCATGCAAAAGCCCCCTCAATTCGGCGCGCGCGCGATCCTCAGCATCTCCCAGCTCGGCGCGCACGGTTGCCCGCACCTCATCAAGATCGACACCACCCTCAAAGGCCAAAGGCATATTGTATTGAGGCGAGAAGGTGATCGGGCCGCGCTGCATGGCCGAACCGCCCGCCGCCGCCACTGTTGCCATCGCGGGCATGGGTGCGCCTGCCAAGCCATCAAAGCCAATGCCGCTCACCAGGTCACGGGTGCGGGTGGCCATGTCGAGCATGTTGCGCAAAGCGCGGTTGTGGGCGATGAAACCGCCCTCGGTGCGATACTCCAGCTCTGGGCCTTCCTCGCCCGTTAGAAGCCAGCCAGGCCGGAAAGCACCGCCCCTGGCCCGCGCTTGAACTGGGGAGCCGCTAGAGCTGGCGACAGGCGCACCATTTGGCAGGTTGCGCAATGACGCCGAGAGCCGCGCCACCTTGGCCAGGGCCTCATCCACCGAGGCGGTATTGATCTCTGGTTTTGCCTCGGTCTCAGAGAGAACCTGGAGAGCTTGGCCGAGCTCATCAGACCTGGCGCGAGCATCTTTCAGCTCAGCCTCGGCCACCTCCAGATCGGCGGTGAGAGCGCGGATTTGATCTTGATACGGCATGGCCATCGCGGCGGTCATTGGGCCCTCGCCAAGATTGGCGATGCCAGCTTGAGCCTCGGCGATCTGGGCGTTGATGTCAGCGATGCCCAGCTCCAGCTCCTCGATGTGCGCAGGGGTGGGCAATGGGCCAGAGGCCACCACCGTTTCGACAACCCGCGCCGCATCCTGTTGATGGTATGACAAGGCCTCAAAGCCCGCACCCTCAGAAACACTAGGCGCGGCGACGTCAACGACCTCTTGCCCCATCAGGCGCTTCCACCAATCGGGCGGCTCAGGCCATTTGATCACGTCTGTGAGGTCAAAATCGCTGATAAAGCCCCAATCCCAATCTGGGAGCACATCGGCCCAGGTGATGTCAGTGAACTTGGCCTTGACCCGATCCCAAAGCGATCCAAACCAATCGACCACGCCCGCCCAGGTTGCCTCGATCAGGCCAGCGGGGCCGAACTCTCCGAGCTTGGTTTTAATGGCCTCCCAGCCCGTTGCGATCCCGTCCTTGATCGAGCTCCAGTAGCCCGCGAAAGTGTCGGCGATGGTGCTCCAGTTAGAGATAATCAAGCCAAGCGGGTGATAGTCGAGAAAGAGGGTCTTTATGGCCTCCCAGCCAATGGAAACGCCCGTCTTGATGCTCTCCCAGTAGCCCGCAAAGGTCTCTGCGATGCTATCCCAATTCGACAGGATGAGGCCCACTGGGTGATAGTTGATGAACGTGGATTTGATCAGGTCCCATCCCGCGCTCACACCGCCTTTGATGCGATCCCAGAGCCGCCCAAAGAAGCCAGCCACACCTTGCCAGGCGTTGGTGATCATGTCGCGTGGGTTGTAGCGATCAAAGAGCCCTTGCATGTAGCTCCAGGCCGAGCTCACCGCATCTGTGACACGCCCCCACACATCAGAGAAGAAACCGGCGATTGGCTCCCAATTCTGATAGATAAGATAGGCCGCGCCCGCGATGGCCGCGAGGATGAGGCCGATGGGGTTAGCGATCAGCGCACGACCCAGAAAGAGCACGGCCTTGCCCACCAATGGGAGCACAGTGCGACCGAGCCATAAGAGGCCTTTGCCCGCGCCCAGCACCCACTTGGCCATCCCCGCCAGGCTCAGCACCATCTTGGTGGCCCCAAAGCTCATCATGGCCCATCCGCTCACCAGCGCACCCGCGCCGATCAGGATGGGCGCGATCACCGCCGCCAGAGCACCCAGGCCCACGACCACCCCGCCGATCCCAGTGATCAGCTCTGGGTTAGCATCGATCCAGTCAAAGGCGGTGGCGATGAAAGCGTCGATATAGGGCACCAAGCGTTGCACCACGGGCAAGAGGCGCTCGCCAATCTTTTGGGTGATCACGTCCATCTTTTGGGACATCAGCACCATCGTTGCATCCCAGTTGTTATCAGCGGCAGCGGCCATCACGGATGTGAACTCAGAGCCTTGCTGAGCCGCATCATCGAGCGCATCAGCATTGGCGCGCACCGCCGCCTCTTGGCCATAGAGGGCGTTAATCATTTTCATCGTCTCATCAGTGCCGAAGGCCTCTTTGATCTCAGCCGCCTCAAAGGCATCGAGGGTCTCGCCATAGCGCGCCTGGAGGTCGGCCAGGATGTCAGGCATGTCCCGCAATCCGCCATTCTCATCAAGGATGCGAACCCGCACTGGGCGATCCGCGCTCACTTGCATCTTGCCAAAGGCCTCATGCGCCTTGGCGGCGTTGGTCGCAAACGCGCGCAGGGCAGTACCAGCCTCACCGGCTTGCATCTGTTGTTGCATCATGCCCAGGAGGGTGAGTTGCTCAGTCATATCCATGCCGAGATTGACCGCACCCGCACCCGCGCTCTCGATGGCCTGTTGCATCGCCGCGCCATCGGTTTTGAACTGTTGCACCGAGGCGGAAAGAGCCGCGCCAAATTGCTCACCAAACTCCGCGTCAGTGAGGTCCTCCATCTGCTTTTTGAAGATCCCGTAAGAGGTCGCAAAAAGGGAGGTCATTTGCTCGGCCTGGCCCTTGGTAGCCTTGGCCACCAGCATCGCCGAGGCGGTCATATCAGCCACACCCTGATCGGTGAGAGAACTGATCCCCGATTTGATGTCGTAGGAGGCGCGCACAAAAGCATCCGCCGTGACACCCGCGAGCTGCATTTGCATCTCCTGGCCACGGCGCACCACGGCATCAAGGTCGCGCACACCCAAGGTGGCCAGCTCGCCCTTGGCGCGCTCGACCTCGCGGATGCTATCGGTGAAGCCCGTGACCAAGCGTTGCGCGCCGTAGGCGATACCAGCGGCGGCGGCACCGCCGCCCGCCAGCTTCATGGACAGAGCCAGGCGCTTTTGCATGCGCTCGCTGGCCTTGGCCACGGTATCCTCGGCATTCCTGAGAGGGGCTGTGAGCCTGTCTGCCAGGCTCACAAGGACATCGACGCCAACACTTGTATGGATCATGAGTTTCGCGCCTCCGCCTCAATTCTCAGGTAGTCTTTTGTCAATCCCGGCGCAAAAAGGGTCAGTTTCCCGGCGTAATATGGGACAGTTTGATAGGAGGTTAGCTGCGCCTTGGCACGTGTG